AGTGAAGATGGTCGCTATTCCATATTTAATTTTGATCTGCTTGATTTGGATTTGAAGATTGGTTCTTACGATGTATTTAAAGATCATGAAGGAAATGTAAAAACACAAGTTTTGCATCATGTATGGTCAAAAATTCCAACTTCTCACACTGCAATGTCTTTTAAATTGTTTCATGAGGGTTTTATTCATCCTTATGTAGAACTCAAATGTTCACCAGCAAAGATTATGCAAGGTCACAATGTTTATGGTACGGATTGGATAGAGCAGGGAGCTTTGGAGATGCTTGGATTTTTATCAGAAGTTCAACCGACTTTGTATTCAATGCTTGCTATTTCAGAGACAGAAGTTAAACAGCTAGATGCTACTTATTCATTCCGCTTTCGTGATGACAAAGAAGCTGAAAAAGTTTTAGCGCTTATGCGTAACGTATCAACACAACACATTCGTAAATCTACTAAAGACGCTACTTTCAAAAATACACTTTATTTCGGTTCAGAACGCTGTAAACGCTATGCTCGTAAAGTTTATGTCAAATCAAATGAATTTAGAGAACAACTCGAAGAACAAATTAAATTAGCCAAAAAGAATGATAAATGTGCCCAACGTGTCGTTAGTGTTATGTCTGATCCTAACTTACAAGCATTTGCTAAGGGTTTATTACGTTTTGAAACTGGCATCAAAGCCTATGCAATGAAAGAACAATGTATACCGACAAATTTATTTCAATTAATTCGTTATCAACGTGCAAATCCTAATTTTTTACAAGCCCTATGGCTCAAATCGAATGATCAGTTATTTAAAGCCTTTGAAGGTGAAAATATGAAACTATCCGACCACGAAACCGTATTTAAAAAGATTCTAGAAGTACATAAAACCGTATCTACTGAAAAGAAAATCTGCCTTCTTAAAACAAATAAAATGATGGATTTCTATTTGTTGCTTGAAAATATTGGTGTTGAAGAAGCAAAAAAACAATACACGCTTAAATGCTTTTTAAATCTATTTGGTGAACTTCTCGAATCAGGTTTTACTTCAACAGTTTTACAACGGTTGCATGTTAATCCAGTTCAAAATTTTGATCATGTCAGTGTCTATATTCAGCTCTATAAAGCCTTTAAAAAAGAAATCCCTGCTGGCACTGTTTCAGAACGTAAAGCTCGGAATATTGAGAAGTTTTACTATGATCTTTCAAGATTTGGTTATGAAGAAATGAAAACAAAATATGGAAAGTCTCAATTTTCCAATCTTGTTGCTTCATTAAAAAAATGTGGTTTTTCACTCGTTTACATTCAGAACTTACACGTTCAATCAAGCAACAACGTTATTCCATTCATCAAAATGTTTGAAATGAAATTTGAAGAACAAGTACCACCTAATTTTATCGAACCTGTTTCTACTTTCAATCAACGCTTACTAAAACTCGTATCTTAAAGGTAATCACTCATGTCTAAATTTATTTTTAACGCAAAACTATTACAAGTTCAAACTTCAGTTGATCAAAACACTGGGCTTCCTAAAATCCGTCTTGTTTTTGCATCTCAACGCTATGACAAAGGTCTAGAGCAGATCGTGCCAGTGTCTCAAAATGTCACTCTCATTGATGGTCATCATCATCTAGTACCCATTTTCGAAGCCTTAAAAGGCAAAGAAATTTTTCTTCCTATTGAAATGTCAACAATGATGAATGGTATGCAGATTTTTTATAAAACTGTTCATGATGGTCGCCCTTTAAATCTTGTAGATAACAAAAATGAAAAATCTATACCCTAATTTCATCGTGCATACCTGTCCGATCTGCGGTACGGCTTTGCACACACAACAATATTTCTTTCATGTTTCTGCATGTAAAGGTTAAGGAATTTTAGATATGACGTTTGTATGTCAAGTTTTAGATACAGCATCAAATGTCTGTCTACAATGGGTCGAACAACAAACTTTACATGAGTTGTACGGCATAACAATCGGGCAGTCATCACAAATATCATTAGCAATTTCCTTATTGATAATTATATGCGCTGTCTTTAATAAACTTAGTCAAATAGGGGATAAATCTCATGACTGAACAACAAAAAATTGGTTTAGCTAAGGTACAAGTTAAAAAACAATCTCGTTTTCAAACTTACTTAAACCGTGGTGCTGTTGTTGCAACTGTTGTAACTGCAACTGGTGCTGCTAATGCTAATTATGTCGTAACTGGAATCATTGAAAATTTAGGGCTTGCCGCTACTGCTGCTGCAACAATTGGTGTTACTTGGTTAGGTTTTACAGCTGGCATTGCAATTTGGCGTAACCTTCGAGCTGCTGCAAAGTAACAAAAAAAGGGGGTTCGCCCCCTTTTCTAATTCAAGGGGATATAAATGGATCCGTCATTATTTAACTGGTTAATTCCTATTGTTTTCACTATTGCTATAACTGTGTTAGTCAAATGAAAAATTTAATTAAAATAATGATCTGCTTTTCACTGATCTATACACCTTTTTTCTCAATGTCTGTTAATGCAGCAAATGTTGGTGGCTGGAATCTTTCAAACCCAATTGCTCAAGGTGCATCAACTGTTTATGACGCTACAAAAAAAATTCTCATAAATGGCAAAGATTTCATAAAAAAATCATCAGTTACAATTTCTCCAACTGCTTCTCAAGTTTCTAAAGTTCTTGCTCGTGGCGCTGCTGGTTATGCTTTATCTGTAGCTGTTGAACAAATGTTTGGTGCTGTCGATTGGGTTTTAGATCCTGCGAATAATCAGATTGTAATTAAAGCAAAGCCTGATACCTGTTTACTTAATGGTACTGATTGCCCTTATACCCCAATGTTATGGTCTGGTTATGCTGGTGCTCGTTTTGCTGCTATTTTACCTGCCTGTCAATCATTTGTAGACGACTATATAAAAGCAGTTCCCACTTTAAAACCTGCAACTGCAAGATTCAATAAAATAAGTTCAAATACTGCTTCATGTTCTGCTAGTCGTATTCGTATATCAGACGGTGTACAAGTTTCTGATTATACAATTCAAATAACTGCTTCTGCTAACCCTGCTTATAATCCTAATGCTGAAAAACCACAAGATCGTGTTGTTCCACTTGCTACTGTAGCTTCTCGTGTTATTTCAAACGCTGAATCAGCCGATGAAGCAAAATCAAAGCCTGCCCAAGTTGCCACGACTGCTGCTGCTTCTGATACCGTAGCAGAATCAGAAAAAGACGATACAAAAGCTCGCCCAATTGTTACTCAAGCTGAATCTAATTCACAAACTTCACCAATTGATGAGACTGGTACACGCCCACAGACACAAGCAGAATCAAACACTGCACAAGGCACACAAACACAAAATCCTGCCAATCCTGCACAAACTGATTTAGCTTTAGAATTTCCAGTTTTTTGTAATTGGGCACCAACTATTTGTGAAGCTGCTCAAGTTGTAATTTCTTTTCCGCAGACTTTAACTGGTTGGTGGGACACTGCTAATCATAAGTCCGATGAATGGGTAACTTCTATATCAGAAGCCTATCATGATTTTATTAATGATGATGAACTACCAAACGAAGAAACAAAAGTAGATATAACTGATATTCCAACACCTGATTTACAAGAAAATGCTATCTCTTGGGGTGCTTCATGCCCTGCCGATGTATCTCTACCAATTTCTATGCAAGGGGTTTCCAGTACCATTGTTTTTTCATGGTCACCTTGGTGTCAATTGCTTTCAATTATTAAGCCTGCCATTGTTGCCAGTGCATATATAGGCGCAGCTTTCATTGTTTTGGGGCTTAGAACATGAAAGCAATTTTATTTAGTCTTACAAGTTGGCTACTTTCTAATTTTGCTAAGAAAGTCTTAGTTGGTGCGGGTGTAACTATCGTTAGCGGTGCTGTTATTAATATTGTTCTCACTACATATATTAATAAAGCTATTGCGGCTTCTTCTCGAATTGATTCTACCTATCTAGGCTTACTTTCTCTTTCGGGCTTAGATCATGCAATTTCTATTATTATCGGTGCTCTTATCGCACGCGCAACTTTACTAGCTGCCAATTTGAGCTTTAAAAAATCCTGACTCACTGCTCGCATCGCGTCCGCTTCCTCTCATCCTTAACCGTTTGCTGTCACTCAAAAGGATTTTAAAAAATGCTAATTTTAATTACTGGTAAGCCTGGTTCATTTAAAACTGCAAAATGTGCATCATTGGCAATTGATTATTTAAAAGCGGGTAGACGCGTTTTTACCAACATTGACGAATTTAATTATGATGGCGTAGAAAAACTTCCTGAAAATGACGATTGGACTAATACCCCTATTGGCTCTGTTGTTATCTATGATGAAGCACAACAATTTGAATTTTTACAATATAAAGGGCGCGAAAAATTATCTACTGATCATCGTGTAAAAGAATTAGAAGTTCATCGCCATACAGGGCATGACATTATTTTAATTACGCAGTCTCCTTCGTTTTTGCATAATCACGTTCTATCTTTAGTCGGTGAACATTATCATTTACATCGTGCTTATGGTCGTTCCTATGCCGATGTTTTTCTTTGGCGTTACACTTCTCACAGTCCTGATTCAACAGGCGCAAAAAATAAAGCTGAAAGCCATACAAAATTTAAACCTGATACAAAGATTTTTGATAAATATAAATCAACCGAAGTTGATACACATAAATTAAAAATTCCTCCTTTATATTTTAAATTAGGTGGCTTCGTTGCGTGCGTATTGCTTTTAATTGGTTATATGGTTTTTGGTTCTGACAATCCATATTTAAGTGCTTCCAAAATTTCTGAAAATGCAAAAAGCGCTACTGGAGAACAACAAGTAGAACAAAAACAAGTTATTGGTTCACAGGCTTCATCAGTTTCAACAACTAATTTAGACGTTGAATGCAGAAAGGGGGTGAATGTAGAAAAACCTGAATGTGTGAAATGGTTTAATGATTTAACAAATAATGGTGGTTCTGTTGGTCAGACGGAATCAGTTACTTTAATATCTTATGAACCTAACGATCCATATTCATTTAAACCTGAACCAAAAATGCAAGTTAGAGATTATCCACGTTTAACAGGTTGTGTTCGTGATCTGCAAGGTCGCTATCGTGCAATAGATCAACAGGGGAATATAATGCCCGAAGTAAAACAATCTGATTGCAAACGCTGGATAAATGGTGAACGTTTATTCGACTATACAAAACAACCACAACAGGTATCTAACAATGCTCCAGTACGCACTGAAACAAATAATTCGACAATTAATCAACCTTATATTCCGCCACCGCAACAAGCGCAAAATGTAGTAGATGCACACCTCGAAGCTAGGACTGTCAATGGAGCAAATGCATTATGATTACTTTAGATACTAAGCTATTTGTTTCTGAGCTTTATCGTGCTTTTGATGTTATTTTTTGGCTTGGCTTTTATTGTGGAATATCTATAGGTTTATTTATTTCACTTTGGATTTATTGTATTTATAAACCACAAAAACCAATTATTAAACGAGTGTCTACGAGTGACACATTTGAAGAATGATTCTGAATCTTTTCCCTCTGATTACAAGCTTCCTTATGATTTTAAACGGTAGAATTAGAGCGTCCGTAGGCGCGAACTGAGGTATTTATGAAACAATGCTCCCATTTTTGATTGATTTCGCATAATGTGTGCCTGATTATGTTACATAGCCTATTTTGTAAACTACGTCACAAAATAGGCGTTATTTAACATCAATCCGCATTATGCGACTTCATTTTGTCGCGTACTGCGCGCACCGCGTGCGCTTCTTCGCATGCGTAAGCGTGGGATGCGACATCCTAAAGTCCACGTTCTCTGGAGTGGACTTAAGTCCGATATTTCGGAATATTTACTATCTCAATCGTCTTTCCCTAAGTAAATCTTTCTATATTCTAAGACATCATTAGCACTTAAATCCTTTAGGTGTTTCCTTATTAAAGCGTGAATTACATCACTATCCTTAATTCTTATTTTTTTTTCAATCATGATGTCTAGTGTCTTTTTTTCAATCATGTCAGATTCTTCATCTCTTAATCTTTGCGAAATAGCCATTTGTTACATTACTTATGAAATATGTGACAAATAATAATAAAATATGTTGATATGTTACATGTGATATTGTATAAATTGCATTAATTGTGATTTGTGACAAATAACAAATGCTAGATAAAATTGTAATGTGGATTCCGATTGATGACTCACTTCTTGATAGAAGTGAAGATGGTCGCTATTCCATATTTAATTTTGATCTGCTTGATTTGGATTTGAAGATTGGTTCTTACGATGTATTTAAAGATCATGAAGGAAATGTAAAAACACAAGTTTTGCATCATGTATGGT